CTTGAAGGTTCGCTGCTTGCCGTTTTCAAACGGCGCGAAGAGGGTGAATGGAATCTTCTGCACTGCCATGGTACCTCCTTTGGTACGCTAGAAGGCTGGTAAGAACCGTTGAGTTACCAGCCGAGGGCGGGGCAACCCCCACGAGGAGATCGCCCCGCTAAGGACCGCTTAGTTAGTTCGAGCGACCCAGTACACCGGCAGGCCGGAACGTGGCCGTGCACATGGCCAAGTCACCAACCGTACCGGCAACCGGGTTGTAACTCTCGAGGACCACGTTTCCGGTGAACTCCGGGTTCGTTGCGCTTTTGGCGGCAGCGTCGGGCCGCAGGATCATCGCCACGGCAGCGGCTCCAACAAGCGCGAACAACGAAATGTCCACCGACCCGGCAGCGTAATCCTGCTCGAGCTCAACGGAGAGGCTCCAGTTCTTCAGTCCCGCAATGTACTTGCGGTTGGTCACGCTCATGGCCGAAGCGTCCTGCATCTCCGCTTCGTAACTCAGCGTGACCGACTTGACGTGGTCGCTGAGTAGGACCGCGTTGATCGAAAGATACGCATTGGTGAGAACCTGAATCGCCATGGGTAACTATTCCTCCTCTGTTAATGAATCGCGAACACCAAGAATATGGGGAAGCTACCCGCGCCGATGGTCCACGACGCCTGCCAGTACGTGTCGGTAATCGGACCGGCAGCTTCCAACCACTGGGCTCCGATTGCGTTCATCTGCGTAAAGGTAAGGCGCGTCGTGGGAGAGGCCATTCCAACCGCGTCGTCACTGCGAACGATCATGTCCAGCGTCCCGGTCACCGGACGAACCGCGTGCAGCGACGCGTAGATTCTCTGCGTGGCCGTAACGGCACCGAGATTCAGCGCCGTACTGAGACCCGTCGACGACTTGGTTCCAACCGCGAGAACGATCCCGTGGATGAGACGCGTTCCCCCGGCCTGACCGGAAATCGTGAACTCCACCAAGTCTCCGTGTGACCCCGCAAGCGGGGTAATCTGCGCGGTCACCCCCTTCATCGCCAGAGCCACGTCATTCTCAGCCGAGCCGACCCGTGCAAAGGATAGGATTGACGCTGCCGTGGCTCCAACCAGGTCGAATACCGTCTTGTCAATCGCCTGGTTGACCGAACTGTCGTAGTCCTGCAGTCCTTTGCCCGAGAACGAGGCGTTCTGCAGTCCGGGAATGAACGTTCGGGTTCCAGCCGTCCCGAAAGACGTGGTGTCCTTCATTTCGAGGGCAACGTCCACGGTGAGTTCGTTGAACGAGGCCGAGAGGTTGTACCCGTCCACGTAAATCTTGCCGTCCGTGATAACGTGAATCGCCATAAGTTACTCCTCTGCGTCCTCGGACGTGGAAACGAGCGACGGTCTGGTCAGAAACGTTGCCGTCGCCGGTGGGGAAAACTGAACGGCTTCACGAATCAGACCCGTTCTGAGAAAGTACCCCTCCAGTTCAACGGGTAGGTCTGCGTCGAACAGTTCTCCGGTCTCCACTCGAAGTGTGCGCGACCCCTGTGGGATTTCGAGTGGGAGAATCCCGATGTGCTCATACTTCTTCGTCACCGTTCACCACCTCTCCACATGAACTACATACGAACCGATCGGAGTGTCCCATCACGGGAGCGCGACGCCGTGCTCCATACGGGTGACGGCAGGGTCCCTCGTCCGAATCTGCCGGATCCACGGGAACGCGAAGTCGATCGATTCCATCGGACGGCGTCATCACACCAAGATCGAGTAGAAGGAGCTCGATGTTACGGACCAACGCGAGACACTGCGTGCGCGCCATTAATAGCTCGTTCAAGACACGCCGCGTATCAATTTTAACCGGAGTGTCCGTCATACGGATAACTCCTTGATGGCGCGGAAGTTACAGACCAACCGCGGACGACCACGCTCGTCCGGACCCACGTCAAACGGTGACTGCAGGGCACGAAGGTACAGGTATCGCACACCGTTGATCGACCCCGTTAGTTTATGCAGTGCCCGAAACACCGCTTTCGCTTTCGACGTAGCTTCCACGTAACTCACACCGCGCACCAATACGTGAAGACTTGGTTGTTCCAGCGTGGTTGCAAGCGTGGTTCCCATCGTATCAATCGGACTGATACCGGCATACTCGTAGAGGATCACCGCCGTATCTGGCTGACCTGGATCCATGGACTTGAAAAGGTCCACTCCCTTGGTTGCCACACCCTGCGACTGAAGCCAGTCACCGATATCGTCCAGGAACACGCTACGTTCCTTTCTTCCGCAACCGGGGCTTTCCCCCACCCCTGGTCAGCACACCCATGTACCCTGCGGCCGTCGTCGGGTCCGCTCTCGGATTGACGCCAGCTCCACCCATCCTTGCAACGGCAGCTTTCATCTGATCCATTGCGGTTGCGAGCATTCTTACCCGCTCGTCGTTCGCGGGATACTCTAGGAACTTCCACTCAGAACGCGACCGACCTAACCACGCCCTAATCGGATGTATCAGCGACGCGTCCTCGTGCTGAGTCCACGCGTACGGCACACCACCTTGGGCGGTTCCGCGGTACCCGATCTCAAGGTGAAAATCGTCTCCGTCTACGTAGATCCCATCGCTGATGTTGTCAGGATACCACGATTCGAAAAGGTCAAAATCGCGTACGGGCACCCGTTCGAGACTTTCTTTCTTGATCCGCTCACCGGACGCAACAAGGACCTCTGCCGCGGCTTGTCGCACGTTCGCGGTGATGGCTCCGAACGTTGCCGTGATTTCTTCCATACCGGTAATCGTCATTCCCACCTGCACGTTTACCGGAGATGAAAACCAGTGAGTTACTTCACCATCCTTACCGGTCTTTCGTTTCCCGACGGTTTGGCTACTGACCTCGTCCCCGATACCCCCCTCGAGATTCTCTACGTTGACGGTACCGCGAACATCCCACGTCGTCATTTTTGAGAACATCCGTCCACTGGACCCACCGCGGGATCGCTGGATAATGGAGTACGCTCCCTGAAACGACGAGGCGCGAATCCACCCGGACGCCATTAGAAACTTCCCTGCCGGTGGTACATCCACCCACATCCAATTTTTACGTAGTATGTTCCGTTCTGATCGGGGATCCAGTTTACCGTATAAATCATTACGGTCGCCTGTCCGTCGGGCCGATACTGCTCGGGTACGGTCACTCGATCTCGACTCGAAATCCTCGTATCATTGTCCGCGTGGATGTAGATCACGAAGGTCGGGACGGACTCTTCGTTTGCACCCACCTGCATCACGAAAGTGTTCCGCATCTGCATGACCTTACCAACGATCCTTGCCGCATACGCAACGTCCGTCCCAAACGTCGGCTGTCCGTCGAAGCTGTTGCCGGTCCACGGCGCAATCGTCACCGTCTGTACGAGCAGTTCGCGAAGCTGATCATCCATCGGTTACTCGTAGTCGTGCATTCCCCGACTGAAACTGGACTGCACCAGCGTCGCATTGGCCGCGTACGTCTCTTTCTCGGCCGCGTATACCCCGCCCGCGCTCGGGAGCGCGTCGAGGTTACCCGAGGTTAAGTTCAACTTCATCGCGGTAAGTAGACGTTCGTAATGGGAGAACATCTGCTCACTGAATAGTCTTAGATCCCCTACCTCTTCATGCACCCGTCGCGCGTACTTTGCCGCCAGTGCCCGACACGCGGACATGGCGGCCGACGCCGCGCTCCCGGACGAGTCAATGAGAAACTGAATCTCCTCGTCCTGGAGCTGCGGCTTCGTTGAGTCCGTGTCCCCGATCAGAAACCGAACCTCGTTCTTCGGTTCACTCAGATTCGCGTCGTAGGACCATCCCATGGTACCCTCGCGGTCAGAAGGACGCCCCGTCCACGTATACGGTCAGTGTCCCATGGGTCGCAGCCACTTTGGGTTTCACCTGAAGCTTCAGATGCGTATAGTAGACCGTGTTGACTTTCTGGACGGGCGACGCCACGGTCACGTCGAACTCAGCCTCAACGGTGATGGGATACGTGACCCCCCCGTCGATACTTCCCAGAACCTTGGCCACTAGTGTGTTCGTAGCCGCAGAGAAGCTGAGGTTTTTCGACCGAAGCGTTCGGCACACGAAAATCCCCATATCCACAAGGGTATCGATTGTCGTCAGTCTGGTGAACGTCTCCTTGGAGACGGTCACCTCCCCGCGCTGTGTGGTTACTGCGGCCATCGCACCCTCCCGTTACAGGCCGGTTGTGTGAACGCGATACGACACCTTGACGCGCCCAACACCCGTGGCCGATCCCAAGGTAAAGGGTACAGATGCCGAAACGAGGTTCAGGCCCGCTGCGGTGGTCAGCAAGATCCCACCCGCAGTATCCAGAGGATGGAACACCGCCACCTTGTCCGCTGCCGACCCAAAGGAATTGGCTGCGGTAACG